CTTTTCAATCATCTCTAATCTATCGTTGGCGGCAGCCAACTTATCTAGTTCGGCCATTACTGCTTCTGTAATGTCTGAATGTTCTCCGATACCAGCAGGCATTGTCTGGTATACTTTAATATTTGCAAGGTGTACCGCTACTTCACCTTCGGCTTGTTTTTTTGCGGCTTGAATAATTGCATCTCCAACTTTCATTTTTGTTCTCCTTCTGTAGTCAGAATATATTTCTTTTGAGGATCTACCATAACATTCATTGTTTTCATAGCAAATCTATTCAAAAGAACATCAGTTCCCATTTCACTTCTATCATCTAGGCCAAACATGAACTGATAACTGTGGCCCATGAATTCCAATTCCAACTCAATAACAGGTCTATCATCAATTCCAGCACCTGTCTTTGCCTTGTATGTTTTCACAAGATTCGTTGTTATGGTTTTCCCATTAAGAGAAAAGGTAATCTTATTACCACCTATCTCTATATTCTCAGCGTGTAATACTGAAAGAGCGCTGTTCCCTGTATCAAACTTTGCTTCAATTTCACCGAAATGTTGTACATTTACAGTTTCATAATATCCACATCTTACAGGAACAGAAAACCTATTATCTTTATTTTTATAGTGTTCCAAAACTTCTTTTGCAACACTTAAACCAGAGTTCGCTTGTTCTATACCATCTGTGCCTGGCGAACTATTTACTTCTAGAAAGTATGGTTTTCCTTTATAGGGAATAAAGTCAACTGCAACAAAATCTCCATCTACAGATTTTGCGGCTATCATACATTGTTTCATTTCATCTTCAGATAACTTGTATGGTTTTACTCCACCACCTTGTGTATAATTACTTCTAAAATCACCCTCAACAACTTCTCTTTTCATTGTTCCAATAATAGTATCACCAACTATTACAACACGAACATCAAAGTCTGTTTTGATATATTCTTGAATAAGAATATCTGTTTCTGGGTCTTGTTTATATATCAACTGTACCAAAGAATCCAATGCACGTTTGGATTCAACAAACAAAACACCAACACCGCCTGCACCCCTAAGAGTTTTAAGGATGATAGGAAATTTAGTATCTAGTTCTTCTAGTGCAGTATCTATATCATCTTCTGTGGGAACAATAACGGTTTTTGGTTGATTTAGTTTAAAGTCCTTCATACGAACATAACTACGATATTTGTCTGCACAAATACTGATAGTAGTTCTGCTGTTAATACAAGTACAACCAATTCTTTCTAGTTCAGAAATTAAATCAAGGTGACTATCTCTTGTTGGTGTTCCTCTAACAAATACAACTGTTTCTTTGGAATTAAATTCCATACTGTTGTTTTTATCTTTGATAGAATACTTACCATCATTAAAAGTCAAAGAGACACCCTTGAAGTCTGATAGGAAAACTTCCATGCCCATCTTCTGGGCTTGTTTCTCAAACTTCTTTGCAGTAATTGATTTATCACCATGTTCAACTGTAAGGATTATTACCTTATAGTTTTCAATCTGTTCTTCTTCTGTGATAAAATCTGTAAACGAGCGTGCCAACTATACTTCTCTTTTCTTACCAATATTATATTTTGTCTCTAGAATCCATTCGTTCTTTTCTTTGAAGGCAATCACTTTAATTTGTGATAGTGGTGCCTTTGGTTCTGCATTGCCAACAATCTCTACTAATCCCCAATCACCCAATAGTGCGGCAATGGAGTTTCTACGAGATATGTCGTTTTCGTTTAGGTTTGTGTCCTTGCCATCAAGTGCAAAGAGTTCCTTGAAATGGACAATGTAGTACTTGCCTTGTTTATGTAGGATATGACAAGACTGATATAGTTTTCTCTCTTTACGAGAAGCGACACCAATCCTTGATAGTGTCTCACGAACCTTTAAGAAGTCATCAGGTTCTTTAAGTTTAATTTCGAGCATCGCTTCTGGATGCCATTCAGTTTCATTCATTTTCTTCCACCTTTATTCAAACTATTTTTAATAGTGGTTATCTGGTCATCATTTAGTATTGATAGAGCCTGTTTTGCCTTCTCATTACTGTAACCATAATATTCTTTTACATACTCTAAGTTTTTCAACTTATCCGCTTTCACCCAAGGCGCATATCGTTTCTTAGGTCTAATAGTATTTAGTAAAAAGTCATATTGTAGTTTGGTGTCAAGGTGGTGACGCATATTCATCTCATTTACCAACATAATAGTGTCATTAAAAGGTGCAACACATTTATTGATAATGAATGGATAATACTTCTTTTCCCACATAGGATCATCTGAATCCATCAGATTTTCCTTTGTGAGATTTATACTGTTTAGATAATCTTTTAGTTGATAACTCATTTGAAATTAACCTGTTGCATAATTTCCACCATGTATGCAAGCATATTAATTTCTTGGTCTGCAACAAAGGCTGACTTATAGGAATAGTCTGCTGTTGCAAGAACTAAATGAGGAACAGTTTGAGGTTGGACTTCATCATACAATGTATCATAAACCTTACGATACATACGAGAAGGGTCATTGTCTAGGTTGTTTGCAACCCACTTACGAATAGATTTGAAGTCTGTTTCTTTGAGAAACGTAACCAAGTCTTTCATATTCGTTTCAGACAAATTAACAAGGATACCAGCATCAATCATACCAGATGCAGAATATCTCTGTAGTTCGTTTAGAACCCTTCTCCAATCTGGGAAGTGTTTCTCAACGATACCAGCGACTGCCTTTGGTTCAAACTGGACATCCTCAGATTTGAGAATGTCCTGTACTCGTTTGAAAAATTGTCCAGCAAGTGCTGGTTTTTCTGTGGTAGGAATACGAAACTCTACTACAGAACACCGACTGTGTAGTGGTTCAATGATACGGTTCTTGAAGTTACAGGTTAGAATAAATCCACAGTTCTTGTGAAACTCTTCAATGAATCCACGCAACGCTGGTTGTGTAGATTGTGGGTTTAGATAATCTGCCTCATCCAATATTACAAACTTACGATTACCATCCATAGAAACAGTAGACGCAAAGTTCTTGATTTTGTTTCTGAGAACATCAATACCAGATTCTTCAGAACCGTTAATCATCATATAAGTGGCACCGATTTCCTCTAACATTGCTTTCGCAACAGTAGTCTTACCGACACCTGGCCCACCAGACAAAAGTAGATTTGGAATATGTCCATCATTCACAAAAGTCTGGAAGGTATTCTTTAAATCATCAGTGAGAATACACTCACTAATTTTCGATGGGCGGTATTTCTCCACCCACAACATCACATCATTCATAATATAATCCTTCTGGTTTAGGCCGCTTCAAGAGCGATAAAGTATTCGATTGGTTTAGTCACATTAGTAAAATGTGAAATACCCTTCTCTGATACCTCTACCTTGTAATCACCAGAAAGAAGTTTTAGGTTTTCTACTTTGAAGTAGTAAGTAAAGATAGATGGTGCATTATCACCGACTGTGATACTGAAATCATTTGATGTATCATTTTTCCTGTCTGTAACAGTCAAGTCAATGTTTCCACCAGCAGTTCCTTTTAGAACTACATCTGGAACACCAAGTACAGCAGATGCCTTCAAAATCTGATTGAAAGTATCTTGTGTAAAAGTAAATTCTACTTCTACAGAAGGCATACTGATTTCAGTCTTTGGTGCAGTTACGATGGATGGGTCACTGAACATATAAGTCAGATTACTCCCACCACCTTCTTCATTGAGCCTTACACTCTTTTCATCAAATGATAGTGTAGGGTCTTTGAATAGTGACAATGCAGACAAGAACTCGTTCAAGTCATAGATTGCAAATTCATTATTGAAAGTATCTGGAACTGTTGCCTTTGCAACGATGTTTTTCATTGCAGACATTGTTCCAATCGCAGTACCATTTTTTACCAGAAGATTCTGGTTAATGGTCGAAAAGTTCTTGAGAACTTCTCGTGTATCATTACTAAGTTTCATTTTCAATTTTTCTCCTGAGTATCGTGGTTGTGTAACGCCATTATACCATAATGGATTACTTTAAGCA